AGCATACCTCTTCCACCCACATGGTATCCCATGGGAATCTTCTTACATTTTTTATCAGTGAAACAGTAATACTGTCCTGGTGGACACTTTTTCATAAGAAACGAGTAGTCTCAATATATTTATGAATTTAATGCAGTGTAAATCACACTAAAGGTTGTCAAACCAGAAGTTGAAGGATAAGCTAAGAGTCTTAATTGTCCTGCACTTAAGTCTGCTGAAAAAGTAGCGATGCCTGAAGGTGCTTGAAGTGTCCCATATTCAGTGACATATGCAGATGTTCCATCATGCATTGCTCTTACAATTGTTGAATTATAAGAACTAGATTCAGTTGCTTGTATCTTAAATTCAACAGATTGATATTTCGGTGCTGATAAAGAAACAATCGCAGTTTCATTTGTAGTGGCAGTTGTAGTCACTCCTGACTGAACAACACCACCAGTCATATTTAAATTAGTTTTTGTTAATGAACCTACGATATATGGCATTACGTCGCTGTCTCCAAGATACTAAGGATACATTTAAGGGTTGAATTTGCACTTGCAGTAACCTTTACCGCATCACTTGTTTCTAAAACTAATTTTCCACTTAATGGAACAAATGCATCATTAATAGGAACGTTGGCTTCTTTGATAATCTCAGTGTCTGTTCCAGATCTCGCATGTTTCATTGTAACTGTTGCATCAGACGAACCAACATTTGCTACATGAGCATACAAAAGGATGGCAGTATAACCAGTCGGAGCAGTGTACATTGTCTGCTCTGAATCTGTAAGTTCAAGTGTTACTGTTTGGAATCTATTAAGTGCTAATTGTGCCATCTTAACTCAATGCTAAAATAAACGGTGTCATTTCTGTAAATAAACTTCTAGAGAATGCTCTACCACTAATTGTACCAGTGTTCTGATTAATTTGTAAGTCATCACCTATTCTGAAGTTACCAGATTGATCAGTGCTGGTATAAACAACATTACCTCCGTTTGTTTTGGTAACTTCATTTGCCTGAATAGTAACGCCACCACGCTTTGGAGTTGCTTCCGTAATCGTGTTTCCAGAACCGATGTTCCTACACCAACTGCGTTGATTAAGTTTTCTTCAAGAGTTAATGTAGTAATTCCAGATACTATTGGTGTCGAACTATTTATTGTGTAGTAAATCGGTGCCATCGCAGCAGTGGCAGTTGCGGTATTTACACCCACATCAGGAGCACTGATAGTTACAGAGGGTGTTGCTTGATATTGCGATCCGCTACTAATGATGGTAATAGATGCAACACTCTCTCCCTCTAAAGTTGCAAAAGCAGTAGCAGTTTCTCCACTAGATCCTGTTGGAGCATCAACTGTAACTGTAGGAGTAGATGTATATCCTGTTCCCCCAGAACCCACTGTAATGGTTTCTACAGACTCAAACAGTTCGCCAAAGAAGACAATCTGTCCATCATAGGGACGTGTAGTTGCTGCACCAATGTTAATGGTAACATTGTCTTGAGCGGCATCAGCAGAGGCAGTGCAGGTTCCGATATATTGGACATCCCCCTTTCCATCAGCAACTAAACCAAGTGTGCCAAAACTACAATTACTATTAGCAACATCTGCTTGTCCGCCAGCATGACATGTGATTGCTTTATCGCAGCAAATAGTAAATACAGACACTAGTTGTGCATAACCTTCATTAGTTACAGCGACACCAACACCACCTTGATTATATTGAGTAAAAGCGTCAACGTTCATTGACTTTGTTTTTACCGCTTTACTTCCATCAATTCTGATACCAGTTCCAGTTGTAGTATCACTTGTGCAGTTTTGAACGTATGGGCCTTTCCATTTACCACCACCCACATTAGTTGCACCACTATCTGGGAATGCAACAGCAGCAGCAGGTGATAAGTGTCCAGAGAACGTCATGTTCTGCAACTTACATCCCTTATTAACGTGAAATATATCAGAAGTTGCGTTGTTTGGTAAAACCTTACAAGTTCTCAAGTCATCACCAACAACAGCACTAAAAGCAGGTAGTTCGATGGGGTTATCTTCGACATAGTTACCAGACATGACTTTGATAACTGAACCCGATGATGCTACAGAGACTGCACTCTTAATTGTGAGTTTGGCATTGTCAATAGATGTTCCGTTGTTATCGTCGTCTCCATCTTTGGCAACATAGAAAACATTAGGAGCAGAGTTAATACCAGATGCACCAGTTTCAATGGTAACATTGTCACCAATAACGACACTGGAGTTTGTAATGGTAACAATACCAGTTGTAATAGTATTGTTTTCACCATCAATAGTAACAGATGCAGTACCTATGGTAAGGATGCCAGTTATTCTAGCGTCTCCTTCAACGATTAGAGCAGTTGTAGCTGTTCCAGTGAATACCTCAACACCACTTCTAAACGTACCAATTCCAAGTGAGTCAACATTGGTGACATCTTCATACGTAATAGTGCCACCAACAGTTATGTTACCATCAACATACTGATTACCTTCAACGTACAGAGCAAAATCACTTCTAGCAATCGTACCAACACCAACATTTTTAGTGGTGTGGATACCAGTAGAAGTTACCGCCCAAGTGCCCCCAGCGCCAACTGATCCACCTCCACCACTATTGGCAACTGTTTCCCATTTATTTTCCGATGCGTTATATTGAAGAATATACCCATCTGCAAGCCCTGAAATATCAACATCTGAAAGATCTTTGATAAATCCTGCACCGCCTCCACCAACGGTAGAGAGTTGTTGCTGAATACGATTTACAAAGAGTGTGTAATGTTTTGAAAGATCATCAAGCGTTGCAAACTTTTGATCTGTTGGTGTTAACGGATCTTTTCCACCACCAACATCTTGACTTACATTGGATGGTTCATCAAGTATTTGCTCGTTCAGTTTAACCTGAGTTTTTTTAATATCCTCTACAATTCTATAGAGAGATTTAATATCACCTTCTACTGGAGAAAATCTTTTATTAAATTTACTGACTAATTTTTGAAGTTCATCAATTTCTTCATCATAATATTTTACTTCAGGAAGATTTGAAATCTCTTCTTTGAGTTCAGTAAAATATCCAAGAAGAAGTTCATCAGTCTTTATGCTCTTGTCAGTCGCTTCTTCAAGTTCCTTCTTAATATTATTTTTGAGTTTATTATATTCGCCAAGAATTTGTTTCTTTAACTTCCTATCATCATCTTTGAATGTTTTTTGATACTCAAAGATTTTGACAGAGGACTTTTTGAGTTCATCCCATATTTTCTCTTTCTCAGATTCAAACTCTTCTTTGATTCCATCAGATACTTTTTCAAAATTCTCTTCAATACCTGAAAATGTATTTTCAACCCAAGGAAGTGGAGCGAGTTCTTCTTTTACCTTAGTTATATCTTCTTTTATCGAGTCAAGATCTGTATCATAATATTTTGGTTCTGGAAGATTTGCAACCTCTTGAATAACAGAGTCTATCCTGTCTTCAATGTTTTGAACTTGTTCATCGTAATACTTGACTTCTGGTAAAGAAGAGATATTTTCTTTTACAGAATCAATAGCATCGCAAATTGCTTCGATTTCATCATCATATACCTTTGTTTCTGGAACCTCAGGAATTTCTGATTTTACTTGATCTACTGCTTCACAAAGTTTTTCTAAAACTTCGTCAAAATGCTTAATTTGAGGAATGTCAAGTATTTCTGCCTTGACTTCTTCAATTAGTTCTTTTACTTCGTCAAGAGTTAAATCTTCTTCTACTATAACTTCTTCAACTAACTCTTCTTCTTCTTGTTCTACAAATTCTTCAACTGAAGGAAGTTCTGCTTCAACTTCTTCTTCAATAGATGGTAATACACTTTCCTTTCTTTCTTCAATAGAGGGTAGAT